TCAAGACCATCATACCTCTGCCATAGACCACTTGGCAATAGGAACCCACCCTCAATCGGATCAAACTTAACTGCATCGACCGCACCAAATGTTGAAGCTTTCTTGTCGACTATTGCTTCGACACACTTTTGTGCTTGCTTCCACAGTTCAGGTATTTTGTCATAAGTTTTTCGGTAGACTTGGATAATACGGTTTGCTTCATCTGCCTCAATTTCCACACCGAAAGTCTTGAGTTGGACTTGGAATTTCTGCGCCCCCATGCCATAACCAGCGCCGAGAATTGTTGTCTTGCCGACGAAGCGTTCGTCCTTCGATATTTTTTCCACATCCTTGCCATATATAGCCGATGCCATGATCTTGTATACATCTTCACCCTTATCAAAAGCGTCTACTAAATCACTCTGCCCCGATAACCAAGCAACGGTGCGAGCCTCAATCTGTGACGAGTCGCAGTCAATCATCATGTACCCATCAGGCGCACGTATAGACTTCTTTAGCTTGCCTGCGTTGTTACCCCGACTGGGTAGGTTCTGCAAGTTAATCTTGTCGTCGCCACCCCACCGACCAGTATGCGCCGCATAGTATTTAATAGGCACGGGCAACAAGCCCCGAGTAGAGATGTCGATAAACCTCTGCGTTCTCGTCTCCTCCAAAGTTGTTTTGTTACCTAGCCTTGCGGACACCAGAGCCTGTACACGTGGATCAGTATGCTCTAACAAAGCCTTGAACTCCTCGTCGGTCTTGGCAAATGCCCATGCTTCCTTACCTGTCCTAGCACTAATCTTGGTAGGAGGCACGATGCCCAAAGCCTTTAGTAACTCAGCAAACCGATCACTACTCATCAGGTCGTCAATGTCAGCCTGTGCGGAGTCAAGCAGTTTAGCCTTGAGGTTCTTGACGTTCTCCAAGTGTTCTTCCAACATAGTCTTATCTAAGACTAACGACGGTTGTATAAACATCTTTAGCGTTGTATCTATAACCTTCAACTCCTTTGTTGGGAAAGTTTTTGCTAGTATCTTAAAAATGTCGTAGGTTATTGCCACGTCGTTGATACAGTACTTGCCATACAGGTCTAGGTCTACATCGTAGAAGTCTGTGCGTCGTTTACCCTCGGCACGAATGACCTCATCCCCCTTTACCCCAACTTGATAGCGTTCAGCCAAAGCCTTGAGACTGCCACCTGCATCCACCCCATGCACCGCCCGAGCCATGCACAGGGTATCGAGATAGCCTTTTGGTTTAATACCAAAGTGCCAATTCAGAATCGCCCCATCGAACTGCATGTTGTGAGCCAAAGCCAAAGCATTCTCCCAATCAAACTTCTTTAGGAAAGCACGAGTATCAGCTTGGGTCCCACTAAACCATTCAGGTTGTTCGTTATCTACCGCAACGGCAACACCAATCACTTCGAATCGGTCGTCACGAATATACTCCTCAGTCGTCAGCTTGGTTAAGCTAAACGGCTTGTCGTAGTAAGTCTCAAAGTCTAGGGTAATAATCATCTAGGGGTAGCCTTTTTCTTTTTTACTTCATTGGCAACTTGTTGATGCAACTTTTCATGTTCTTTTATATTTATTTTGTCGTTGTAGTCCTCTAGCGCCTCATAAAGTTTTTGCTTTTCCCGTTCACTAAGACTTAACGCTTGTGCAGTTGTAATTGAGTTTGTGCCCCATGACCCTGTTGTATGTGGAAGGGTTGTTGTTAGTGATCCGCCAATATGAGGCACGTTGCTTGTTGAATAGCTTGGTTTATCCCATAGCCCCTGTTGTGTTATCTCTTGTGGTGTATCTGCTAACCGACGCAACACGTCAGCCGTAAAGTTCTCACGACGCACGTCTTCTAGTTTGTCATACAACGCATTGACTTCGGGGTCGGTCAGGAACGGCAACGGTGCATTTTTTGCATGTGCTTCGGGAACGTTTTTACGGGCAGTAACTGCGTTCATAATGTCCGCCCACTTACTTAAACTACCCTCCTCAAACTCCTCGGGGTTGGTGTCCATGCGATCAAGCAGGATTTGTACTCCTTGATTCATAGCATCTTTGTTCATTACGCTTCTCCTAAATACTTGACTAACTCTTTGTACTTAACACCTTCCTTCAACAACTTCACACGTCCGTCGGTTGGGGATGGCTCAAGCTTGAGTAGTTTTCTTTTGGTTAAATTTTTAATGTGCTTAAACGTAGTCATGGGCGACTTTTGGGCAAACCCGTCAGAGAAAGCCATGATAGTAACCTCACCTTTACGCACAATCTCATCAAGGATAATTAACTCCACAGGCTCAAGCCCAAACTTGTCCTTCGTTCCTCTTAGCTTCGCCACAAATTTATCGAACTTCATTTACCTCTCCTTAATGCGTAGTAGTTGTATCTATCTTGTTTGTACCGCACGTATAGCTTTCCTTCTTTGGTCAGCACGCTAATGTAATACCGAGCTTGTCGTATGCGCACCCGCATTAACTTGGCAACATCTTTTACATTGACGGCATACTTACCACCCAGCACCCGAATCAACCGCAACTTCTTGCCGTTACTCGGCTTGGACTTGGGTCGGGTCTTCATCACATCTTTCAATTAAAGCGGCATATCCACAGATGTCCACCACAGAATCACGATGGGTCTGATCGTTAGCCAGCCTAGCAGTCTTGAGCAGAATCATCATTGAGGCAACATCTTTAGCGTTGAGGTCTCCCTTATCTGTTCTAGCTTCCAAGTAAGCGTTCCACATCTTCGCAATGGTCTTTAGGTTCTTTGCAGGATGCCCGTAGGTCTTCTCCCGATCACCATAGATAATGGTATGGGCTTCTTTTAATACAGTTAGTTCACTCATTTCATTCCTTCTGCTAAAAGCATCATTGTTACTGTATCGCTTAGGTTCTCACCTTCGGGCACAAGCATCAGTTTGGTATCGCTTACGTGGATATTGTTGCTAGGTTTAACCATTTCTAATATCCGCCCATTCATCGCTGGGTAAACAGATATGCGCACAACTGGTTCTGTCGAAAATTGTCTATCTCTTACAGGTATGTCCGACCCTAACTGAATCTCATCGTATCTGATCCCCCACCGCACAAAGCTACACCACCACTTTCTAATCATTCATTCTCTCCATAAGCACGTAGCTTGGCTTTAAGTCGTTGATTCTCAGCTTGCAGTATTTGTAGCTGGTGTCTCAACATCTCCTCGGTATCATCTTTATCTTGTTGCATCCACCCTGCAAACGGAATTGGTATGCCACCCGAATACTCATCTTCTTCGATTTTCTTTCTAGCGTTTTCCAAATCATCAGTTGTCCACGTCGTCATGTTTGACTCACTTTTCTAAGAATGGAATCTTTGTGGTCTGTTTAGTGTGTGCGTAGTAATCAAGTTGCACCTTTGCCGAGTTAATCATCTTACCCGCAATATTGGCTAACTCACTTGCATCAGTATGTTTTAGTGCGCCACCTCTAAGGTCAGCAAACACTTGGGATAACTGGTCTCTTAGTTCACTTACGTTTTTCATCTAACTCTCTCCTTATTAAAAGTTGTAACCGCTTTGCTTCAATCAATTCTTTTGGTATATCTGTCGGGTATAACCTTGACCCCGAACTTACAGACAATAAATATGCAACATACGAATCATTCATTTCCGAACATCTTTTTCTTCCAGCTTTACGAACACCATTCCGCACCGATTCAAGATACTTTTTGGGATTCTTTTCTTTAAGCCTTTGCTTTGTTGCCCTACGTGCTTGCCTAATTTTGTCAGGGTTCTCGTTAAATCTTTTTACGGCACTTGCTTTTGCCAATTCTCTAATACGTTCTTTGTTTCTTTCGTCATACTCTTTACGATTTGCTTTAATAGTTTCAGCGTTTTTAATGCGATATTCTTTGTAGTATTCTTGATTAGCTTCTCTGTATTTACGACTATACTCTTTAGCTTTTTCTTTATTAGCTTGGTAGTATGCTCGTCCATACTCACGCTTTTCTTCCTCAGTCCAAGGCATTACCCTCTCCCTTCCTCATCAAAAGACGCAAGATACTGCTCTAGTTCATGTATGTTTTCTTCGTTAATCACCATCGCAACCCCACCGTTCTTACGGATCAGGTTTAGTTCCCTCTCCTGCAAAGTAGTTGTCGTGCCCTTACCCGCCTTAGTCTCAATAGCAATAAACCGCCCATTGCAACAAGCAATAATGTCAGGCACACCCGACCGCCCGTAGCCATGCGTAGCAGGCATGAAGTTATACACCCCATACTCCGCTAGGACTTTACGGACTTTGTCTTTGACCTTCTTCTCAGGGGTTGTCATTAGTCTTTAAACAACTGCTCGATTTTGGTCTCGAGGTAGCGCACAACTG